GTCGGTCCCCGCCACGTAGGTGGCGTCGAGCACCGAGCCCGCGGTGTCGTAGCGGGACACGTCGCCGTCGTCGCGGACCGCGGTGTCCCACGGGCCGCCCGGCCGGGTGTTCGCCGTGATCGTCCGCAGGTGCGGGCTCAGCCGCTCCACGTAGCCCTCCAGGAGCTGGTCGAGCGTGTCGGCTGGGAGATCGGCGTGCACGTCCTCGGCGCGCACGAGATCGCCGAGGGCGGCGTCCTCCCAGTCATCGAGCGGCGCCCCCGACTTCGCCATCTCCATCACGAGGGTCGGTATCCGCAGCTCGGGCCACGAGGCCTCGTGCACCCACCAGGACGCCTGGTCAGGCAGCTGGTCATCCCAGCGCACATTGATCGTCCGGCCGTCCGGGTACTCGGTGTCGTTCTCCAGGGCGATGCTGTCCTCGTCGCGGTAGCGGGCGCTGCTCCCGTCGGTGCGCGTCACCGTCGCGTCGTTCACGAGCCGCTGATCGTCGTCCGTCGGCTGGAACGGCTCCACGACCTCGCTGCCGACCGTGATCTGCGGCGACTGGTTGCGGAGCGAGCCGCCCGACCGGTAGGCGATGCCGAGCAGCTCGCGGCTGTCGGACAGGATGCCGTTGTCCACGCGCTCGCACTCGCTGAGCAGCTCATGTAGCTGCAGGGGCCGCTGCGGGCCCATCCGCTGAGAGCCGGCAGCGATCGCCGGACCCCAGTTCACCTTGCTCGTGCCCCCGTAGAAGCCGTCCACGGTCACGGGGATGCCGTGCTCACGGCACAGCCGGTAGATGCGCGCCCCAGCGGGCTCGCCCTGGAACCCGGTGTCCGCGGGAGCCAGCCAGCCGTTCTCTATCGACTCGTCGGTGGTCACGATCAGGTGCCCCGAGCTGATGCCCTCCGGCGGTCCCAGCATCGAGTTCCCGAACCGGTGGGGGATGCCCGTGTTGCCGGCGTAGGTGCCCGAGGCCGAGAACACGCTGCCGTCGGGGATCGGCACGAACTTGACCGCCCAGTCAACGTTGGCGCCGTCGTCGGTCACGGACAGTTCCACGATCGCCCAGGAGTCGAACCACGAAGGGTCAGACGCGATCGTGGTCAGCACGACCGAGGAGCCGTCGCCGTCGGTGCCGCCGATCCCGATCTGGTCCTCGTTGATCGTGATGCGCCAGAGTCCCACCCGGCCGTTCGTGTACACGCCGAGGATCGTTGTCGCCGAGCCCGTGGCGGCGCCCTGCACGACCTTGACGAACCGGACGACCTGCCACGACACGCCCGCGACCTGCGGGATGCGGGGTATGCGCGCCGACCAGTTCGCGCGCTGCCCCGAGGCGACCGTCACGAGCGGCTTAGAGGAGGCGAGGCTGCTGTCAGCGGCGAGGCTGAAGTCGCCGCTGATCTTCATCGCCTGGACGCCCGGGGTCGTAGAGGCGATCGACTGGGCGTCGGAGCCGTCCTCGCACGGCCAGTGGGCGACCACGTTCGTTTGCAGCTCGGGTGACGTGATGTGCCGGGTGAGGGCCGATTCGGCGGGCGGCTGCCCGGAGCGGAGCCGGTGCAGGATGCCCTGCGCCTGCCAGCGCACCTGCGCCGTGTCCTCGACCGAGTGCCCGGGGAATGCCGGCTCGTTGGCGGTCAGCTCGCCGATGAATCGCACCTTGCGGTTCGTGATCTCGGCGTCTCCGGCGGTCGTCCAGGTGCGGCCGGCGTCGTCGACGAACGACGTGGTGCCCGAGGCCTCGGCGGTGATGTCGGGGTCGGCGACCGTGGTGCCGGCGGAGAGCGTCCCCGACTTGAGGATGAAGGCCCGGATCATGCCCGGGTAGGGCACGAACCCGGAGTTCTCCACGTCGCCGATCCCGAGGTTGGCGGTCGACGCGAAGATGCTGGTCGTGCCGCCCCCGCTGTTGTGGGCAGGGTCGCCGAACAGGTAGGCGTCGGGGTCGGCGACGAGATCGGCGATCGTGCCCTTGAGCACGTACCAGTACAGGTGGTATCCGCCAGCGCCGTCGTTCACGTCCAGGTACCAGCCGACGGTGAGCGGCCCCGAGTCAGGGCTCGGGATCGGGTGCGAGCTTTCCCCATCGATCTCGGCCGTGCCGTTCGTCGACCAGCGGATACGGGCGTATCCGCCACTCGTGAGGAACATCACCCACGAGCGCTGCCCGGCCGCGTCGAACTTGCCGACGACCTCGTAGGAGAAGCCGGGCGGAGAGTTGCGGATCGGGCCCCCGAACGTGATCGCGCCGGACAGGTCGCCGGTGATGTCGAGCGACGCATGGTCGGGGGTGCCGAGCCGGGCCCCGGACGTGCCGGCCAGGGCGAGCTGGCTGGCGCCCCGGGCGACGCTGTGACGGACGACGAGGCCTCGCCGGATGTACGGGTAGTGGGTGCTGTCCGCCCGCCGCGGCGTGTACACGCCCCCGGCGTTGCGGAGCGGCACGGTCAGGCTCGAGGGCTCGGTGGCGACGCTGCCCTCGCTGCGCCGCCCCCGCGCGATCGCTATCTCGTTGAGCGCCGTGTCGGCGGTTAGGTCGGTCCAGGTCCACGACTCGGGGTCAGCGGACTTGTCGGCGCCCTTGGCGATCTCGAAACGGCCGGGGACAGTCATCCGCGCTGGAACCCCAGTGCGGCCTGCACGTCACCGCCGTGGTTGTCGCGGATCGACCGGCGGATGATCTGCACGAGCAGATCGTCCAGCCGGCTGCCCGCCGAGTCGATCAGCAGCCGCATCGTCCCGCCGCCGCCTCCGCCCGCCGCGAGCATGTTCTCACTGTCGGCGTTGCTGAACACGCGGCCCCCGGCCCCGAGGCTCACCAGCTCCCGGCCGTGCTCGCCCACGACCTTGAGGCCCGAGCCGAGCCCGCCTTGCGCACGGCCGCCGATCCCGCCCGGCTTCGAGGTCTTGCCCGGGCTCGTGCCCGAGCCGCCGCCGCCGACATGCCCGATCTCGTCCACGGTCGGGGTGCCGGGGAGCCGGCCGATCGTGTTGTTGTAGGCGCCGATGATCTGATTCAGCCGGTCGATGATCCAATTCACGACCGAGATCAGGCCGCCCTTCAGGCCCGCCCACATGCCCGAGCCGATCCGGCCGATGGTGTTCGCGAGGCCCCGGATGAAACCGGCGATGTCGCCCACCCGGGCGAAGATCCAATTCTTTACGGCCGTGAACCCATCCCGGATCGTGCCCCAGTGCCGGACGATGAGCAGCACGGCTCCGCCGATCGGGCCGGTCAGGATCGCGAGGAGCAGCGGCCAGTTCTGCCGCACCCAGTTGAACGCCGTCGCGATCGCATTGCGCACGGCCTCGAAGGCGGTCGTCGTGGCGTCACGGATCGTGTCCCAGTGGGTGATGATCAGGTATGCGAGCGCGGCGACCGCGAGGCCGATCAGGATGAAGGGCGCTGCGGCGAGGAGGGTCGCAGCGGCCGCCGCAGCGGCGCCGGCAGCCCAGGCCAGGAAGGCGGGCACGAGGGCCGCCATGATCCCGATAGCCGCCGCCGCGACCAGCTCCTTGTTCTCGCTCACCCAGCGGCCCATGGCCTGGAACGCCGGAATAATCTTCTCAACCAGGATCGTCGCGAGCGCGAGCTTCGCCTTCGTGAGCGCCATCGTGACCGGCATCAGCTTCTCGCCGAGGACCGCTTGCGCATTCTCCATCTCGGCGGCCGCGATCCGCTGGCTGTTCGCCGCACCGTCCGAAGTCCGCTCGAAGTCGCCCATGGCGTCCCCGGCGCCCTCCACCATCAGCGCATAGGTGGCGAGCGCCTTGTCCTGCGCGGTCAGCTCGTCCTTGTTCTCTTTGCCGGTCTGAGCCATCGCCTTCTGCTCGACGGCCGCCGCGTTGATCAGCGGCACGTACCGCTGCACGGCGTCGTACTCGCCCCGGAACGCCGCCGACTGGGCGTCGAGCACTTCGGTGATATCGGCGTTGTGGAAGCTGGCGAAGTCGGCGCCGAGGTCCGTGATCGCCGTGCTCATATTCGCGGCCTCGCCCTGGCCGATGCCGAGCTGCACGAACATGTTGCCGAAGCCGCCCGCGGCGTCGAGCGCCGCTCCCTTCGCCAGGCCGATGCTCGAGGCCGCGCCGGATGCCCACTCCTCGATAGCGCCGCCGGCTAGGCCGAACACGGTGTTCGACTTGGAGAGGGCCTCGTTGAGATCGGAGGCCGCGGTGGTGCTGTCGCCGATGAAGCCGGTGATCGCCTGGAACCCGGACTGGATGACGTTCGCCGACAGGAAGCCGGCGGCCGTGTCACGCACCCGGCGGAGCGATGACCCGAGCCGATCTGAGCCCGTGCGCGCCGAGTCGAAGCCGCCGCGGGTGCGGTCCGTTGACTTGACGACGATCTCGACCTCGTTGGCCATCTCTCACGTCCCTAGATCGGGTAGTCCCAGGTCGGCGGCTGCCTGCTCCTGGAGGCCGGCGATCTCCTCGATGCGTAGGAGCCGCAGGAGCCGGGCGTCCTCGGCCCGCACCTGCGACGGCAGGCAGTGGAAGCGGTCGCACAGCCCGAGGATCAGCCGGGCCTCGCTCAGCTCGCCCGGCTCGAGGGTGGTTCCATCTGCAGCGAGGCCGCCAGGTGTCGCCCTCCACCGCTCGAGCCCTGCCCTAAAGGGGCGTCGACGTTCCCGATAGCGTCCATCCACGAGAACACCAGCTCCATGGCGAACGGGGCGTCGAGCCGCTTCACGCCCTCGTAGCTGGCCGGCACGGGCTCGCCGTCGATCTCCACATTCCACTCCACGAGCGCGGCGCCGAACGTGGAAAAGAGGGCGTCGAGATCGCCGAGCGTGTCGGCCATCGCCTGGAGGTCGGCGTCGTTGGCGTCCTTGACGACATCGGCGAGCTTGGCGATGTCGGTGAACACGCCGATGGGCACGCTCTTGGCGCGGACGACCAGGCCCGGATGGTCCTCGAAATGGAGGACCATCGTGGTGGTGGGTGCCTCGTAGCCCATCAGGTCACGCCCAGGTCGGGACGGTGCCGTTCTGGAGGACGCCGGGCGCCTTCCAGGTGAGCGCCCCGTTGTCGGCCCGGGTGAGGGCGTAGTCGGTGAACAGGCACTCGTTGGGGAGCGTCTGCCCCGACACGACGATGGTGACCGTGCGGGCGACCGACGTTGAGGGCACGGTCTTGAAAACGTCGTGGGCGAGGTTCGACCCGTCGTCGAAGACGCCGTTCAGGTCGATCTGGAAGTCCGCGAGCAGGAGCAGCCGCTCCATCGCCGACTTGTCAATGCCCGTGATCTCCTGCACTTCGCGCGGCGTGGAGAACTCCATGCCGGGCACGTCGGTGCGGATATCGCGGGCGGTGCCTCCGGCGTCGTCCACGCTGAGCGTGGTCCAGCCGAGGCCGTTCTCCTTGGTCATGGCTCAACTCCTCACTTTCGCTATGCGGTCCTGGTGCTCTCCGAAGTCGTTGAGCCAGGGATCGGGGCCCGAGTGGCGGCGGACCTCGCGGGTCGGGTTGCCGCGCCAGTCGCCTCCTCGGACGACGTACAGCTCGGGCCGCTCAAGCGGGACTAGATGCTCCTCGAAGCAGCGTGTCCCGGGCGGGTACGCGAAGGCGGTGAGGCCCTCGGGGGTGCGGCTCTCCGTGTAGCGGCGGGCGCCGCGGGCCGCGTAGGACGCGGCGAGATGGGCGGGCACGCCGTCGGCGCGCAGGTAGTGGGCCTGCCGCTGCCCCAGCTCGGTGGCCTCGTCGACCACGACCTGGAAGCCGTCGGCGAGCCGGTGGCAGCCGACCTCGGCGCACGACGCGGGTCGGGTGTGCGTCTCGACCGGCGACGCGATCGCGAACGTCTTGTACGCCCGTGCCGGCACGGCGGGCGTCACCCGGTTGATCCGCTGCGGCCGCATCAGAACACCACGGCCACTTCGTTCTTGACGACCATCACGGCCACGTCGGCGTCCACGATCGTGCCGCCCACGGTCACCACCGCCCTGATGTACCGCTCGATGGCCAGGTCGTCGGCCGTGGCGATCCGCTCCGCGAAGGGGATCACGTTGGAGATGTCCATGGTCGTGAACGCCCCGCCGGTGATGTCGGCGAACGGGTCGCCCACGCCGTTGTCGGAGGAGTGCTGGAGCTTCACGGCGACGCTCGGCGTGATGTTGGTCAGCTCCCAGTCGAGCGCCTGCAGGTAGGCCTGCAGCCCGAAGCTCGAGCCGGCCCCGAAGTCGACGGCGGTCCCGTTGTTGGTGCCGACGGCGAACGTGTCCCGGCCCGCGGTGAGCTGCTCGCCCCACTCGATGCCGAACCCGGCGCCGCGGGCCTCCACCTTCCAGGTCAGCGACCCGTCGTCGCCGCGGGTCGGGTCGTAGTTGATCTGCTTGGCCACGATCCCGGCGGCCGGGCTCCCGACCGATGTCCCCCGGCAGTACATGCCGATCACGTCGGCGCGCGGCAGAGCCGCGAGCTTGTCGTGCGTCGGGATCGTCGCGCCGTCCTCGGCGCCGGCGAGCGTGTCCTTGTTGAAAAAGCTCACCCACTCGAACGAGCCGTCGCGGAGGCCTGGGAGCCGCTCCATCGCCGACTTGTCGATGCCCGTCGCGGCGAGCGCGGCGGGGCCGCCGCCGATCCGGCCGAGCGACTGCGTGTCGCCCGACAGGTCGACTCCCCCCAGGTACAGGTTGTCGCCGAGCCCTGACTGCTTGGTCATGGTGCCTCACTCCACACGTCGTCCACGAGTAGCGGCAGGTTGATGTCGACCACACGAACGAGAGTCCCGTCCTGGCTCATGTAGCCGGCGGTCCAGGTGAGCGGCTCGCCCTCGATGCC